GAAAAGATCGTCCGAAAGTCTTTCAACCCTTCCGAACAAGCAGACGTGAAAGAAGCAAAACGTCTTGCGGCAGAGTTAATCGACTTTTGCTACGACATGATGCCGGACGGCGCTGGCTCCGAACTTAAAGACGAAGAACTGCGACTTTACGGCCAAGCAATCACTTCGTTCGAAGCCGGAGCCATGTGGCTTGTCAAAGCTCTAACCGCAAAGCAGCAGTAACATGCACAACGCAGCGCCAGCATTCGCTCATTCTTCTGGTCCGAAAGACGCAAAGATTGCGTTTGTCGGTGAAGCCTGGGGTGAGCAAGAGGCAATGGTCGGAAAGCCCTTCCAAGGCTACGCAGGTCAAGAACTGACTCGTATGCTGAAAGAGGCAGGGATTGCTCGAAAAGATTGCTTTCTTACAAATGTGCTGGCGCTGCGTCCCCCGAACAACGACTTCACCGCGCTTTGTTGCAAAAAGGCTGAGTGCGGAGAAGACTATCTCCACCCGCATTTAGGTAAAGTCGGACAATACCTTCGCCCCGAATACCTGTCAGAACTGGAGCGCCTCCGTGTCGAATTGGAAGAAGTTCGCCCTAATATCACTGTCGCTTTGGGGGCTACAGCTTGTTGGGCTTTGCTTGGCACTAATGGCCTTGGAAGCCTACGCGGGACAGTGGCAACAGGAACTCTTGCTGGCGGCAAAGTCCTCCCGACCTATCACCCTTCGGCAGTCTTGCGTAATTGGGCCAATAGGCCGATTACCCTCGCGGATTTAATGAAGGCTAAACGCGAAAGCCTTTTTCCAGAAATCAAACGACCTTCTCGCAAAATCTTAGTAAACCCCACGATTGCTGAGTGCCACGAATGGATCGCGCAACACATTCGTGCTGAGAGCGCCTGCGACATCGAAACAAAATACGGAATGATCGAGATGGTGGGATTTAGCGCCGACGCTGAAAACGCAATGGTCGTTCCATTTTGGGACCGCTCGAAAGGCGGAAATTACTGGTCAACGGCGAACTTAGAACGAGATGCTCGAAACGTGGTGCGTTCAATTCTCGAAAATCCGTTCGTTGTTAAAATCTTCCAGAACGGTCTTTATGACTTGCAATATTTAATGAAAGAAGGTTATCGTCCTCGTTCGTGCCTCGAAGACACAATGCTTTATCACCACGCCCTTTATCCTGAAATGCAAAAGGGGCTGGGCTTTTTAGGCAGCGTTTATACTTCCGAACCCGCGTGGAAAACAATGCGCGGGAAGAAAATCACGGAGATGAAAAAGGATGATTAAATGCAATCACGCAAACATTCCTTTCTGGAGGCTTTTCTAAACACCGCTTCTGGATTTGTAACTTCCCTTTTGACGCAATGGCTGGTGTTCCCATGGTTCAACCTACACCCTTCACTCCAAGAAAACATCAGCCTCACCGCGATCTTTACCATTGTAAGTATTGTAAGGAGCTACGCATGGCGCAGAGTGTTCAACCATCTGCATATGAAAGGTTTGCTCTAATGCTTTCACCGCTCATCCTCTCGTTCGTGCCTTTCACATATTACATCGTGACTGGTTCTGAAAAAGCGTTAGCCGTTTGGGTGCTGTTTGTTGCTTGCGGCATGGTGCTCTAATGCCAATCATCGACACCTCCACGCTGCAAGAAGGCATTGTGCTCGCAGAAAACGAACAGCTTTACAACGGTCTGGATTGCTGCATCACACACGAAGTGCTCGACGCTATTCGTGCAATCGGCCCTGCGCCCCGCATTTACAATTTCACCCGCGCGCTCCAGGCCCCTGTTATGGACATGATGCAGCGGGGCTTCCGCATTGACAGCTACGAAAGGCAAAAAGGCATTGACACGCTTACTGTCGAAATCCAGCGCCTTACTGGTTTGCTCAATCGTTTTGCTTATGCCGTTTGGGACAAGCCCCTCAAAGCCAATTCCCCAAAAATGCTGCAAGAATTTTTCTTTCAACACATGCGTATCCCCGAAATCTGGACTTCGAAGAAGGGGGAGCGCAAATTGTCCATGGACCGAGAGGCTCTTGAAAAACTCGACAACTACTTTCACGCCCGTCCAATGGTGGCAACCATACTGGCTATACGAGACGCTGTGAAACAACTCTCCGTGCTCAACACGGAAGTGGACAGCGACGGTCGCATGAGGACTTCTTACAATGTCGCAGGAACAGAAACAGGACGCTTTTCATCCAGCACAAACGCTTTCGGCACCGGCACGAATTTACAGAACATTACTTCATCTCTGCGAAAAATGTTTGTCGCCGATCCCGGTTACAAACTCTGCGGGATTGATTTGGAACAGGCAGAAAGTAGAGAAGTGGGATGGCTTTCAGGCACCATCTGCGGTGATTGGTCTTATCTGGACGCCTGCTATAGTGGCGACCTTCACACTCTTGTGGCAAGGACTGCTTGGCCCGAATTGGGATGGACAGACGATCCAAAGGCCGACCGTAAAATCGCAGACACTCCCTTCTACCGTCACCTCACCTACCGCGACATGGCGAAGAAACTCGGGCACGGAAGCAATTATCGCGGATTACCTCCGACCATGGCCCGACATGCCAAACTCCCCGTTGTCGTCGCCGAACAATTCCAAACCCGATACTTCGAGCGTTTCTCAGGAATACCAAAATGGCATAGATGGGTCGCCCAACAACTCCAAACTTCAAACCGTATCATCACACCTTTCGGACGAGAGCGCACGTTCTTCGGACGAGCGAACGATGACTCGACGCTCCGCGAGGCGATTGCGTTTTCACCACAGAGCGCGACGGCGGAGAGGCTGAACCTGGTTTTGTGGAGAGTTTGGAAACACATGCCGCAAGTGCAGTTAATTGCCCAAGTCCACGACGCTCTTTACTTTCAATACCCCGAACACCTTAACGAAGTTGACATCATCTCCGAGGCTCTTTCACATTTCGATCTCGCATTTGAAAAAGACGGTCATCAGTTAGTCGTCCCCGGCGAAGCGAAAGTCGGATGGAACTGGGGCAACTTCGACCCAGACTCCAATCCCGATGGTTTGGCTAAGTGGAAAAACAAAAAGGACGAGCGCAGAAGAACACCTCTGCTCTCACAAAAACTTTAATAGCAATTTGCTTTTAGAAATGCAGGGAGCCTGGGGTGGACTTTGTTGATTCTTTTGTGGCGTTCACTGACGAGCGCCCGTCACCAGAAATTTTCCGTAAATGGGCGGCGATCACCACGCTTTCTGGCGCGTTAGAAAAACGTGTTTGGTGCATGACAAAAGCAGGTCCGCAATATGCGAACCTCTACACAATGCTCGTGGCCCCTCCGGGCATCGGCAAATCGCAAGCGATCAATCCTGCCGAAGCGCTGCTCAAGGCCACGAAGAAATTTCACATCGCACCCAACAGCGTGACAGCCGCCTCATACATTGACGCGCTGGGTCGGTCGGCACGGAGTGTGTTGAAACCCAACAACTCTGGAGTCCTCGATTACAACCACCTATTTGTCTTCGCAGCAGAGCTAGGTGTTTTTATTAACGCTCACGATCTAAACTTCCTATCCATCATTAACGAGTTGTTCGACCACAAAGCAACATACCGTGAGGAACGCCGCCACAGTTTGAAAGACCCGATTGAAATTCACAATCCCATGACCACGCTGCTCGTCGGATCACAGCCCGGTTTCTTGGCGACGTTGCTTCCCGAGGCCGCATGGACAATGGGCTGGACCTCTCGCCTTTTAATGGTCTATTCCTCGTCCATGCCCGATGTCCCGCTGTTTGGCGAATACAAAAACATGGACGCGGAGCAGAAAAAACTTGTTCAAAAGTTAGATGCCTGCGCAGACTATTACGGCGAAATGAAATGGGACGCGAAAGCTATTGCGGACATGGAGCGCTGGCGCAAAGATAAATGGGGACCAGTTCCCGATCATCCGAAACTCGCCAACTACATTCCACGTCGAGGAACAATCTTTGCCGTTAAACTCGCGATGACTTCCGCCATGGCTCGCGGCGAAGAACTCGCTATTCGAATGCAAGATGTCGAACGGGCGAGAGGCTGGTTGCTTGAGATTGAAGAATTGATGCCGCAAATCTTCCGCGACATGATTATGCGCTCCGACGATCAAGTGATCGAAGAAACATTCCAGTATTTATTCAGCATTTATGTGAAGCACCGCGCCCCGATTGCTGCGGCAACAATCTTACGGTTTTTATCACAGCGCACTCCCGCCGAAAAAGCGGAGCGTATTATGAATTTAATGGAAAAGGCGGGGATTATTCAGCGTCAAGCGGGGACAGAAACTTACGTTCCGCTGGCTAGGGAAATGCACGGGGCAGGTTAATCCCACCCCGCACTAGCTATCAAGTGGGCTTAATACTGAATACAGTAAAGCACACCTTCGTTCTTCGGGTTTGTTTCCGTTCCGCCAGTTGCGCCAGTATTTGTGCTAGAAGGTGCCGACTGATTGACTGGAACACCGCCTGCCGAAAGGGCAATCGTCGAAGACCCTCCTGCGGTATAAGTGTGTGTGTGGCTTTCAAACTGATCGTCCACAAAAGCAGCAAGGGCTTGTGCTGTAAGAGCCCCGCCATTCGGATCAGTTGCACGGCCATCGGTGATCCCGCGCAGGAACATTCCACGGAAATCAGGAAGCGTGAAGTTGCCCGCAGCCGCCGGTCCCCAAGTCGTGCCGATAGCCGCATACAAACCTGGATAAGTCGCTTGCGCAGGAGTGGCTCCGTTTGCTTTTAGCCAGCCAGTCGGACAAGTGCTTGTCGCAAATGCGGCAATTTGCCCAATCGCACTGCTCGAACCGCCAGTGACTTGCAGCACTCGCCAAGAGTTTGCGCCTTGATACAACACAGTCAAAGACGCGCCACTCGACACAACAATATTACCACCAGACGGCGTGGTGATATTCGCCCCAGCTACGACAGTGTTCGTGCCGTTAAACTGCAGAAAGAAAATCGTGTTCGCAGCCGCAGACGCACCGCCTGCGCCAAAACTTGAAATGCTGACGCCAGACCCTGTGACGTTCACGACGTGCGAACTTGAAGCGTTCA